CGGCGCGGTCCTCTACGACAACGGCAAATTTCTATACTCGCACCACAGCACCGACCCCTGCAGCAATCGCCTGGTCAACGCCTTCGACCTGGTCCGCCTGCACCGCTTCGGCGATCTGGACGACGACGCGGCCCCGGACACGCCGGTGAACCGGCTGCCCAGCTTCAAGGCCATGAGCGAGCTGGCGGCCTCTGACGAGGCTGTGGGGCGCCTCCTCCTGGACGAGCGCCTGGAGGCCGCAAAGGACGCCTTCCAGCCCGTAGAGGCCCAGGAGGACGCCGAGACCGAGGACCGGGAGTGGATCCACCTGCTGCGGCTCAACGCCCAAGGCGGCCCGGAGAAATCTATGCTTAACCTGCGGACGCTGTTGGAAAACCACCCGCAGCTCAAGGGCCGGATCCGGCTCAATCTGTTTTCCGGCCGGATCGACACCGTGGGCGCCATGCCGTGGCAGCGGCCCGTGTCCTCACCGGTCTGGAGCGACGATGACGCGGCGCAGCTGCGGATCTTCCTGGAGCCCTTCTTTGGCAAGATCGCCAAGCAGGACCTGCTGGACGCCGTGGCCGCCGCAGCGAGCGATCAGGCATACCACCCGGTCCGGGACTACCTGCAGGGCCTCCAATGGGACGGCACCGCCCGGCTCGACCGGCTGCTGATCGACTACATGGGCGCCGAGGACACAGCCTACACCAGGGCGGTCACCCGCAAGAGCTTTGTGGCTGCCGTGGCCAGAGTCATGCGCCCCGGCTGCAAGTTCGACACCATGCTGATCCTGATCGGCGGCCAGGGCCGATTTAAGAGCACCACGCTGGCCAAGATGGGCGGGGAGTGGTTCTCGGACAGCCTGCGGACCTTTGGCGATAAGGACGCCATGGAGACCATCCAGGGCACGTGGATCAACGAGATCGCCGAGATGCAGGCCCTCAACAAGGCCGACATCGACGCCGTCAAGATGTTTCTCTCCAAGACCAGCGACTACTACCGGGCGGCCTATGGCCGTTACACCAGCGACCGGCGCCGGCAGTGCGTTTTCTTCGGCACCACCAACAGCCGGGAGTGCCTGACAGATCCGACCGGATCCAGGCGCTTCTGGTGCGTGGACATCGACGTGGTCGGCCGGAGGAAAAGTGTGGCGGACGATCTGGATCGGGAGCGGGACCAGCTGTGGGCCGAGGCTGTGGCCTACTGGCGCATGGGCGAGACCTTATACCTGCCGCCGGCTCTGGAGCAGGTGGCCAGGGAGATCCAGGAGGAGCACCGTGCACGGCATCCGTGGGAGGGCCTGATCCAGGACTACCTGGCGCGGGACTTCCCGGTCGATTGGGTCAACCGCAGCCTGCGCGAGCGGCGGATCTGGCTGGAAGGCGGCGTCAAGTACGACGGCGAGGTCGCCCCGCTGGACAGGATCTGCGCGGCGCAGATCTGGTGCGAGGTCCTGGGCCGAAACAACGGCGACATGCGGCAGCGGGACTCCCGGGAGATCAACGCCCTGCTGGAGCGGCTGCCGGATTGGACCAACGCCGGTCGCCAAAGAGCCGGTGCGCCATACGGGCAGCAGCGGTGCTTTATGAGGCCGAAATCCTGTTGACACTCTGTTGACACTTCAAAAGCAAGTGTCAACAGGCTGTGTTGACAGATTGACAGATTAAAAAATCAACTGTCAACGCAAAAAATCCCAGAGTATCAAGGAAAATTTGACTTGTTGACATGTTGACACTTGTATAAAAATAAAAAAATTTTGAGAGGAACAGGGCGGATTTTCCCTCCTATGCCCGCCTAAATGCGTGCTACATACGCGCGCGAGGAAGTGTCAACTGTCAACAGAGGGAGGAAGGGATGAAAGAATCAGCAATCGAGGCGCAGCTGGTCCGCCGGATCAGAGCGGCGGGCGGGCTGTGCTGGAAGTGGGTCAGCCCGGGCTGCACCGGCGTGCCGGATCGCATCGTGATCCTGCCGGGCGGGCGGACCATTTACGTGGAGCTTAAGACCGAGACCGGGCGGCTGTCGGAGATCCAGAAGCATGTCCACGACGAGCTGCGAAAGCGCGGGGCGGATGTCCGGACCCTGTACGGCCTGGACCAGGTCAAGGCCTTTGTGGAGGAGGTGGTGCCCTTATGAAGTTCATACCGCACAGCTACCAGCGTTACGCCATCGAGCGGATCATCACCGACGAGCGAGTCGGGCTGTTCCTGGATATGGGCCTCGGCAGGGCAAGACCGTGATCACCCTGTCCGCCGTCAACGACCTGCGCTTCAATCGGTGGGCGGTGAGCCGGGTCCTGGTGATCGCCCCCAAGAAGGTCGCAGAGGCCACCTGGATGAACGAGGCGCAGAAGTGGGACCATCTGCAGCATCTTCGGATCGTGCCGGTCCTGGGCCCGCTGCAGCGCCGGATCAAGGCCCTGGAGGAGCCCGGGGACATCTGGGTGATCAACCGGGAAAACGTCCCCTGGCTGGTGGATCATCTCCGCAACGCCTGGCCCTTCGACATGGTGATCCTGGACGAGTCCAGCAGCTTCAAGAATCCCCAGGCCAAGCGCTTCCGAGCGCTGCGGTCTGTCCTGCCGAGGATCCGCCGGCTGGTGGAGCTGACCGGCACGCCGGCACCCAACGGCCTGGAGGATCTCTGGGCGCAGATCTTTCTGCTGGATGGCGGCGAGCGCCTGGGCAAGACGATCAGCAGCTACCGCGACGCCTACTTCACCCAGGACCGGAGCTATCCCGGCCAGACCTACCGGACGTATAGCCCGCAGCCCGGCGCAGACGTCCGGGTCCGGGAGGCCATCGCCGACATCTGCGTGAGCATGAAGGCGGAGGACTATCTGGAGCTGCCGGACTTCATCGAGGACGTGGTGCCTGTGGTCCTGGATGAGCAGGCCCGCAAGGCCTACGACAAGATGGAGCGGGACATGCTGCTGGAAGTGGACGAGCAGACGGTGACCGCCGGATCCGCCGCGGTCCTCAACGGCAAGCTGCTGCAGCTGTGCAGCGGCGCCGTCTACGACAGCGAGGGCACCGTGGTGCCGGTCCACAGCTGCAAGGTCGAGGCCTTCCTGGAAGTGATCGAGCAGCTGCACGGCGAGCACGCCCTGGTCTTTTACTGGTACCAGCACGAGCGGGACCGTCTGACCGAGGCCCTGGCCAAGACCGGCCTCCGGGTCCGGGTCTACGGCGGGGCCCAGGACGAGCAGGACTGGAACGCCGGCGAGATCGACGTGCTGCTGGCCCATCCGGCGTCCTGCGCCTACGGTCTGAACCTGCAGCAGGGCGGTCGCCATGAGGTCTGGTACGGCTTCCCAAATTGGGCGCTGGAGCTGTACCAGCAGGCCAACGCCAGGCTGTACAGGCAGGGCCAGGAGCGGCCGGTGATCTCTCACCTGCTGGTGGTCCAGCACGGCATGGACGAGGCCGTGGTGGCGGCCCTGCACAGCAAAGGAGACATGCAGGAGGCGCTGATGGAGGCGCTGAAAGCTAAGGTTAAGAAAGCGAAGGAGGCAACAACATGACAATGACCAACGAGGAGATCGCCAGAGACTACCGGCAGGCCAAGGACGGCCTCAAGCAGGCAAAGATCCTGGCGGAGCTCAATCAGTGCAGCAAGGAGAAGATCGTGGAGATCCTCCAGGAGCAGGGCGTCAAGGTGGACGGCCGCCTGCTGCAGAAGGGAAAGCCGAAGGCGCCGGCGAGACCCAAAGCACCGACACCGAAGCCTGCGGCCCCGGATCCGGATCCCGTCAACCATCCGCAGCACTACACCCGCGGCGGCATCGAGTGCATCGACGCTATCGCGGCAGCCGTCCAGGATCTGCCGGGTAAGGAGGCCTGGCTGGTGGGCCAGATCATCAAGTACGTCTGGCGCTACAAGTGGAAGAACGGCGCCGAGGATCTGGAGAAGGCCCGCTTTTATCTGGACCGGCTGATCGGAGAGGTCAAAGCATGACGGTCAAGCAATGGCTTTCCAGGGCACGGATCTGCGACCGGGAGATCAAGGTCCTGCAGACGGCGGTGGACCGGGAGCGGGATCGCGTCACGTCTCTGACCGCGTCCCTGGATGGCGCGGCTGTGTCAGGATCGCCGGATCCGCATAAGTTCGACAAGTATGTCGAGCTGTCCGCGGATCTCATGGCGAGGATCCGGCAGCTGTACGATCTCAAAGCCGAGGTCGAGGCGGGAGTCATGCGGCTGCCTGCCGGCACGCTGCGGGAGATCCTGCTGCTGCGGTACGTGTCTGTCATGACCTGGGAGCAGATCGCGGTCACGATGGATCTAAGCTATCGCCACGTGTGCCGGCTGCACGGCGACGCCCTGGAGGAAATCAAAAAAATTTTGCCGATGTCATAGCATGTCATACAATGTCTGTGCTATCATGTACGCGTAGAAATAGACACCGGGGGCGGTGCTGGTTATCTCCTGGCCAGCGCCGTCTTTCTTCTCTGGGGGTGGGCCGCGGTGGCGAGTAATCCAAGATCAGCCAATGGAAATCTGCGGCGGAAGCATCGCGCACGATTCAAAGCCATGGCGGCCCCTTGCGGAATTTGCCGGGGGGCCCTCGGTCCGATCGATTATGACGCCCCCTCAAATTCAGCCCACCCCCTCTCCTTTGTGATCGACGAGATCCGGCCTATCAGCCGGTGGCGGCAGTTCGGTTATGATTCACCAGAGCAGGCTGCGCAGGACTGGCAAAATTTACAGCCCGCCCACTACTGCTGCAACGCGGCAAAAAGCAATAAAATTTTCCCAGCATCACCAAATGCACCACGTCCGAGCCTGAGCATCCTGGACGGCGATTGGTAAGCGGGTGGGGGAGAGACCCCGGGCGGATGGAAGGCTCC